GCTCACGTCGCCGCACCCCGAGGGCAACTGGTCGGCCGGCTTCTACGAGTGGGAGCAGGAGACGAAGGACCCGTGGGGCACGGACCGCGGGACCGGAGTCAAGGCCTTCCCGGTGTTCCTGCACCTGGACAAGACGTTCACCTGGGACGTCACCCTCCCCGCCTGATCCTTCGGGTCGGGTTAAGGCGGGGGTCGGATTCTAACAAGAGTCCGGCCCCCGCCTACAGGCTTCGCACAGAGAGCAGAGGAACATGGCGCAGACGATCAACGGCGGCACCGCCTACATCGCGGGTCAGGCCGAGACGGTGGACCCGGACCACGACAACCCCAACCGCGCGAACGAGGGCTACACGGGTACGGACCCTGCCTACGAGAACGCGGTGGACCACACCTACGCTCCGCAGGGCGACGAGTCCCTCGTCCCCGAGCCGGTCGCGTTCGGCGCGGTCGAGGTGAGCAAGGAGCAGGCGGCGGCCAACAAGGCGCACGCCAAGGCGGACGAGGCTCAGGCCAAGGCCGACGCGGCGGCGCAGGAGGAGGCCGACAAGGTCCAGGCGGAGAAGGCCGAGGCTGCGGCCAAGGCTGCGACGCCGGTCCCGACCACGCCGGTCACGCTCGAGACGAGCACCCCCAGCGCCCCTGCGGCGCCGAGCACCAACAAGTAAGGAACTGACGTGGCGAGCACCGCGTACTGCCAGGTGGGGGACCTCCTCATCGGAGACATCCCGACGCCCGCGTACATCGACAAGCAGAAGTTCGTCGATGACGCGGCCGACGAGATGGACTCCTGGCTCGGTGCTCGCTACGTCACTCCTATCGTCCTTTCGACTTCCGTCCCGACGCAGCGCCCGAGTGCGCTCATGCTGAAGCGTATCAACGCTCACCTCGCGTCGGGGCGCCTGATCCTTTCCGCTGCGGCAGGCGGCGAGGACACGGACCTCCACCGGTACGGCTGGCAGCTGATCAACGACGCACTCGCGGCGCTTCGATCGCTCGTCTCCGGTGAGACACTGATCGTGGGCGGTACGCCCGCAGACACCACCGGCCTGGCCACTGACGCTGGCTCGCTTCCGGTCATCACGAACGGCGACCCGTACTCCCAGGTGGACGGGTTCTACGAGGTGCTCACTCCTGGGCAGACCTCGGTCAACCCCGCAGGCTACTGGCCTCTCGGGCTCCCTGTCCGGGGACGCTAATGGCAGGGGCCGCGCGCGCCTTCCTCGACGTTGACATTCGTGGCGACGAGAAGAGCGTACTCGCTATGCTCCGTCACCTGGACACCTGCTTCTCCATCCAGGGCATGACGGCGTTCCTCAGCCTGGACGTGACCCCCTGGCTGCAGGAACGGGCGCGTAACCGGTTTGCGTCGGGCGGGGATGACGCTTCGGGACCGTGGGCACCGTTGCGTCCGGCGACGGTAGAGATCAGAGCCGGGGGCATTGCGCGTGGAGAATGGGCTGGCATTTCGCCCACCCACCCGATCAACAAGCGTACCGGGCTCATGGAGGATTACATCACCAAGGGTGCCGGTGAGGTTGTTGCGTCGGGTGCGTCTACCGCGCTGTACTTCCCGAGGCAGACCATTAGCACCAAGGCGGGCATGGACAAGAAGATCAAGCGCGCTCAGGTCGGCGACTCCCGTACCACGAAGCGTCCGGTGCTGGCGGTGGGCGAGCCTGACCTTGTGACCGTCGTGCAGCAACTCGCCTACTTCATTCAGAGAGGACCGAGCCAGTGATCGATGTCGATGCTGACGCCTTCCCGATGAATGTCGTGCTGGCGCTGAAGGCAGCGTTCAGCACTGTGGACCCCGCTGTCCCGGTGCTGATGAGGCCCATCCGAGTCGGTGACCCCGTGCAGGCGTGGGCGATTACCGCTTCGATGTGGACTCCCGATGACCAGTCCTGGGAAATGCTGGGTGCATCTTCCATCACGGGAGCGACGGTCAACCGATACATCATCGGCATTCAGTCGTTCAACCAGGATATGGATTCTGAGCGTGGACTCCAAGTGTCCGCGACCATGGCCGGAATCGTGCGGTCCAAGCTTTCCCGCGACCCGGTTGTCCGTGCTAGTCTTGCTGCGTTGCAGTCAACGGAGCTTGGCTACACGGAGAAGGTGCAACGCTTCTACGTTCAGGGCCAGCGTTTCCTGAGCAATGAGATCGACCGCACTTTCTACCACCTGTCCAACCTCGAGTTTCTCATCGAAACGGAGATTCAGTGATGACCGACAGCACCAACGAGACGGTCGAGGCCCCGAAGGAGCAGTCGGCCGTCGAGATCAAGGCAGCGGAGGTCGAGGCCAAGCGCGCTGAGCTCGCTGACCTGACCACGCAGAACACCACGGCTTCCGTCGATGCGGAGCAGGCCCTGCAGCTGCGCCAGCTGGAGAACGAGGAGGCTCGGCTCGACACCGAGCTCGCCTACCAGCGGCGTCTCAAGGAGGCCCGCGAGGCGCAGAGCGTGGACAACCTCGTTCCCGTCGATCCGGCGGTCGCAGTCGAGGGTGGCCAGCACGGGGGCACGCTGGACCCGGCCAACCCCGACGCGCCGGTCGAGGAGCCTGTCGTGGACTCCACCGTCCCGACGCCGCCCGCCACTCCGGAGGTCCCCGTGGCCCCGGTCGAGAACGTCGAGGCCTCGGCCAAGACCAGCACGAAGGGGAAGTAACCCATGGGCTTCGGTTCGCAGTCCGGTCAGGTGATGTTCGGCACTCAGACCGCCAAGGGCACGCCGCTCGTCATGAGCGCGACCGTCGGTGTCGCCATGAAGCTGCGGTCGGGTAGCCTCGCTCCCAACCGCGAGCTCCTGATCCCCGACCCCGAGATCGGCGGCGGTCGTGACACGACGGATGCCTACCTCGGCACCGTCTCGTTCGGTGGTGACTACGAGTTCTACGCACGGCTCGAGTCTATCACCACCCTCCTCAAGGCGTGCCTCGGTGGCGCTTCGTCGGCCACGGCCACGGGTGTCAACACGCACACCATCACCGCAGTCGACACGGCCCTCCCGTGGCTGTCGGTCCAGGAGCGCATCAGCAACACGCTGGACGCGTACGACTACCTGGACGCGGTCGTCAACACGTTCCACCTCGAGGCCGAGGCCAACGGGTACCTGCAGGGAACGGCTGGCCTCATCGCCATGCGCCAGACCCCGCAGGCCACGCCGGTCGCGGCTCCGACCTGGGACAACTCGCCGCTGCTCGTCGGGACCAACATCACGGTCACGTACAACGCGGTGACGCTCCCGGCGAAGTCGTTCACGTTCGACGTGAACAACAACTTCGAGGACGACGACTTCCGCCTCGGCTCGTTCTTCCTCGGGGACCTCACCCCGAAGCAGCGCGAGGTCACGGCCTCGGTCACGGTGCGTCACGCGGACAGCTCGCTGTTCCGCCAGGCGACCTACGGCACGCCGGCTGCAGTCGCAGTCGGTGGCGTCACGACCAAGCAGCAGGTTGTCATCACGGCGACCACCTACGAGGACATCCCGGCTTCCACGCCGCTGACGAAGAGCAGCATCACGATCACGCTGCCCAACGTCATCCTCGAGCCGTTCGCCTTCGAGCCGTCCGCCGACGACGTGCTCGAGTCCGACATCAGCATGCGAGCGGTGCGTCCGGTTCCCGGCACCCCGATCGTGACTGTCGTCGTCAAGAACGGCAAGGCGACCATCGCGTAGTTCCACCCGTGCGGTTGCATTCGCAGGCCGGTTCCTCTACCCTACGGGGTGCAGGGACCGGCCTGCGGTTCTGTATCCACCAAAGCTTCACACGGTCTTAGGAGGACCAAGATGAGCGAGTCCGCATTCGACACGGCGGCAGCACAGGCAGACGGCGTTCGCACCGAGGACGAGGTGTTCGCTGACTACTGGGGGTTCAGCGACACGCAGAACCACTTCCTGCCGGACGGCAAGCAGTACTTCGTCATCCAGCGCATGAACGAGGGCGCGAAGGCCAAGTACCAGCGTGAGATCCGTTCGGACATCACGATCCAGCGCTCGACCGGTGACGCCAAGATGAAGGCGGACCCGGCCACGGAGCGCCACGCGCTGCTCGGTGCGTGTGTCGTCGGCTGGAACCTCAAGGCTCGCGACGAGCGGACCGGTGCGATCATCGACGTTCCGTTCTCCCTCTCGTCCGGCCAGTTCAACTTCCAGAAGTGGCTCTCGGTGGCCGACCCCCGCTGGGTCGAGGACCTGGAGAAGGACTGCCGCAAGCTCAACCCGTGGCTCCTCCAGGAGATGACCGTCGCGGACATCGACAAGGAGATCGACAACCTCAAGGAGATGCGCGAGGAGGCAGCCAAGCGCGAAGCGGGGGAATGATCTTCCTCCAGCAGGTGCGTGACTTCGTCCAGGGCCGTCCGGTCGAGAACGCGCATGGTGCGATCACCATGTTTGCGATCTGCTCCCGGATGAAGTGGAATCACCTTCCCATCGAGGGTGGTATCTACGCTCAGGACCCGGAGTTGATTCGCCGCTGGAGGTTGATATGGGAAGCGCAAGACGAGAAGGAACGCGCTGAGCAAGCCAAGCAGAAGCGCGAACAGCAACAGAACAAGTCTCGTCATGGAGCGTCCCGTTCCCGCAGGTAGGACATAGGACCGGCCCAGGTTGACAAACAGCCTGGGCCGGTTCTACTCTTACGGCGTCGGGCACATGAGGCCCTTATCGGACTGATCAACGTCCCTGGGGGTTCGCCTTGAATGCGCTCATGAACATCACTGTTCGTGTGCAGTCTGCTCAGGCCCAGCGTGAAGTTGCCGCTCTCGAGGCCGAGATCAAGGCGCTCAAGGCTCAGATGGGAATGGCCGGGGCGGCTGCATCCGGCCTCGCCTCCCGCGGCCTGTCCACCACCATGGCGAAGTGGGGCTCGCAGTTCCAGTGGGCTGGTCGCCAGCTCATGACGAACTTCACCTATCCACTCGTGGCTAGTGGCGCGCTCATAACCAAGTGGGTACTCGATAACGAGACGGGCATGGTCCGTCTGCAGAAGGTCTACGGCGACGCGTCGAACGGCATGCAGGAGTTCCTGGATTCTCAGGATCAGCTCGCTACCGTGATGGACCTGCTCTCCGTCAAGTACGCCACGCAGCGCAAGGACGTTCTCGCTATCGCGGGCGACTGGGCGGCTGCCGGTGCGACGGGCGCAGAGCTTGCCAACGGTGTCGAGACTACCCTCAAGACCATGGTGCTCGGCGAGATGTCCGCGGCCGAGTCGACCCAGGCACTCATTGCTATCCAGGCTCAGTACGGCGCGAACAGCCAGCAGCTCATCGGCATCATCGAGAAGCTGAACGCCACTGAGAACAGCACCGGTGTCACGTTCTCTGGACTCGTCGAGGGCATGGCCCGTTCGGCGTCCGCAGCCCGTGAGGCTGGCGTGGACGTGGACCACCTGGCTGCCATGATCGCGGCTATCTCGCCTGCCGCTGGTAGCGCCGCCCAGGGTGGTAACGCCCTCAAGACGATCTTCTCCCGTCTGCTCGGACCCACGCAGGAGGCGCGTGAGGTTCTCGGCATGATGGGCATTGACATCGATGACGCAGGCTGGAAGAGCCTGAACGCTGCAGAGCGCATGGAGGCGCTGGCCAAGGCGTACCACAACCTGTCCGGTTCGGCTGACGATATGATCAGCAGCCAGGCCGGTATCGTCTCGCAGGTCGTTGCCTCCCGCTGGCAGATCAACAAGTTCGGCGTGCTCATGCGCGACATCTACGCCTACGTGGACGACGCTGCAGACACGAACGGCTACTACGGCAAGACACTGAAGCTCCTGCAGGACGACGCCAAGGTGTCGGCCATTGCGTTCAACGAGCTCAACAGCGTGCTGGACTCCTCGCCCTACGCGGTCAAGCGTGCGGGTGTGGCGATTCAGAACAGCATCATGCCGATCAACGATCCGCTCATGCCGC